CGCCGATCATCCCGGCCACGTCGTCGGACCAGATGCCCTTCAGCCCCTGTCCGTACTGGAGGTCGCTGGCCGAATAGCCGTAGGTGCTGCCTGCGCGCTTCTCGCCACCGGAGGAGAGCAGGGAGTAAAGGGCGTAGGCTGCCATCGCGTAGGGGGCGACGGCACCCAGGCCCATGCCGAGGCCGCCAGCGATCGAGCCGCCGGACATGAGCGAGCCGGCCGCGGACAGGCCGCTCATCATGCCGGTGCCGCCGATGGTGTTCAGGAAGCCGGTAGCGGCGAAACTGCCGAGCGAGCCGAGGGAGCCCAGCGAACTCGCCAGACTCAGCCCGGAGGAAACCCCTGATCCACCGCCACTGAACGCACTGGTGACGCCCTGCGCGATCGGGTTGACGACGGCGTTGACCGCAGGCGTCAGCACCAGATTGGCGAACAGCCGCTTGAGCTGGTCCGCAGCGGACTTCCCGCCATCCATGATCGACTGCGCGAAGGCCTGGCCGACCTGGTCGGCGGCGCGGTCGCCTGCGCGCCTCAGCTCCTCGGCGCTCTCGATGGCTGCGCGGCGAATCTCGCGGTTGGCAACCGCGTCACGGACCTTTTCGGCGTAGCGCTCGTACTCGCCAGCGGTGTCGCCAACAAGGGTCTTCTCGAGCTCGAGCAGCGCGAGCGTGGTCTCGCGCTCGAGGTTGGACGCGCCCATCAGGGCCGTCTCGCGCTCGATGGCGGCGAGCATGTCATCGGCAGACTGGATCTGCTTGGCGGCCGCAGCCTCGGCTTCCTCGTAGCGCTCCAGCCGCGTCATCGCGAGGTCGGCTTCGATCTCCGCCGCCTTCTGGCGCTTCTCGTCGAGATCAAGGGCGAGTTTGATCGTCTCGTTCAGCCCGTCTTGCTTCTCGCGCTCGTTTTCGAGTGCGTCGCGGCGCGCCTTGGACGCGGCGGTGCCCGCGCCCTTGCTCTTGGTGTATCGCTCCTCGATGTTGGTCAGCGCGGTCTTGTGCGCTGCCTCCGCCCGCGCGTACTCGGCGCTGTCGCGGCTCAGCCCGGCAACCGCCTTCTGGAACTCGGCATTCTCCTTGGCGATGTCAGCGGCCTTGCGCTGCGCGTCGGACAACCGTGCGGTGGCGGAGGCGTAGCCGTCCACGGCCTTCGCCGCAGCGTCGGCGGCGGTCTTCTGGGCGGTGTAGGCCTTGACCGCGGCGGCAGCCGAACCGCGGGCCGTCTCGTCTGTGTAGCCGCCGGCCATGCCCAGCGTGCCCAGCTGCGAAGCCGCGCGGTCGCGGGCGTTGCCGGCCTGCCAGCGCTGGTAGAAGCCGGCGTTCGGATCGGCCAGCGTGCGGTCTGCGTCGCCCAGGCGCTGGGCAGCCGTCCGCGTGTCCAGGCTGATCGCTGCCCACGCCTGCCCGAGGAAACCGGCGCCCTCTGCCTTGGCGATCCGGATGCGCTCGGCCACTGCGGCGAAGTCATCGCCGATGCCACGCAGGACGCGCGAGATGCCGTCCGCCGCGCCCGCGTCGGAGATGGCCATGACCAGCTCGTTCCATCCGCTCTTGAGGCGCTCCAGCTCGCGGGCCGCGGTGGTGGCCGCATCCTTGGATGCCTGCCCGAGCTCCTTGGTCACCTGACGCCCGAACCTCGGCAAGAAGTCCTCGGCCAGAATTTCGCCCTGCTCGAGCATCTTTCCAAGCTCGGCAGTGGTGACGCCCATCGCACGTGCGGCGATCTGGAACGCGCCAGGCAGCCGCTCGCCGAGCTGGCCGCGCAGCTCCTCTGCGCTCACCACGCCCTTGCTGATCATCTGCGAGATGGCCAGCAGCGCGCCCTCGGTCTCGGCGGCGGAAAGCCCCATCGCCGTGGACGCCTGAGCGATCGAGGTGAAAATCTCTTGCGTGGCCTTGCCTTCAAGCGCGGTGCCGCGCGAGGCCATCGCCAGCTTCGTGTAGCTGTTGGCCGCCGAGGTGAGCTCGATCCCCATCTCGCGCGAGATGGATCGGACGTACTCGAATTCGCGGGCGACCAGGTTCGCGTCGCCCAGCGTGCCGAACGCGGCGCGGAACTTCACCACCTGGGCTTCGGCGGTGATCAGCGTCCCGCCCACGGCGCCGGCCATGTCCTTGATCTTCTCGAAGGCGTACAGCGCGCCGCCGGCGGTCACCAGCTTGGCGGCCGTCTCCCGGAACCGGTCGGCCGCTGTGGACGCGCCATCCAGTCCGGTGGCGACCTGCTTGCCCGCGTCGCGCGAGGTCGCGCCGAGCTTCTTGAGCGCGTCCTCGGAGCCGCGAATCTCGCCGACGAGCTGGCTGCCGTCGGCGGTCAGGCGCAGGGCGACGGTCAAGCCGCTCATTTCTTCGCGCCCTTCTTGTTCAGCTCGCCCACGATCATCAGCTCCAGGTCGTGCAGGTCCGCGCTGATGTCACGCTGGCGCGCGAGCGGGATTGCGAGCATGCGGAAGGTGTGCGGCAGCGCCTCGTGGCGCCAGCCGATCACTCCGCTCATCGAGACGTTCAGCTGGGTGTCCATGCGCCGCGCCACCGGAATCAGCTCCTCGTGGTCCGGGAACACCTCGACCGCCTCAGGCTCGGGTTCGGGCGGCAACTCCACCAGCAGGCCCGCCTGGGCTGCGTTGCGCACGATCGCCTCGCGGTCCGCCTGCGTCCGCTGCTTGGGCGGGTGCACGAGCGCGCGGGCGATCGACATCAGTTTTTTCGCTTGGTCTCGCGCGTCTCTTTGTGCCAGGTGGCGTAGATGTCCACCGGAGCCGCCGGGAAGTCGTTGAGGAAGGCCTCGAAGCGCTCCGGCGACCAGGGGTCGTCCTCTACCTCCCAGCCGATCGTCACGAGCTTGCAGGCGTCCTCGAAGGACAGCTTCGGCTCGTCGATCTGCTCGCGGTACTGCGAACGCGACAGGTGCCGGAACTCGAAGCGCACGCGCAGCGGCTCGGCGCCCTCGCCCGGCTGACTGATGGCGACGGTCGCCTTGAACGTCGGATTGGGCTGCAGCTTGAAGGCCATTCAGGGGACTCCTTGTCGTTCTGGGTGCGTCAGAGCGCGACGATTCGCATGTCGTCGTTGCCGCTCGCGGGGGGTGCGTCGAACTCGACGCTAGTGGTCAGCACGCCATCAACGTCGGCGTAGCTCAGGCCTCGGTAGTTGGCCTGCGGGAAGAACAGCAGCACCTTGTTGCCGGCGACCGTGCCGTGCAGGATCCCGATCGACTCCTGGGTGCCCGCGACGACCTTGCCCTGCAGGGTGATCTCCTGCGCCGGGGTCAGGTCCAGGGTGCGCACCGAGCCCGAGACCGCGCGGTCGGTGATCGTCATGCGCTTGGCGCCGATCAACTCCGTGCGCGCGAGCTGGTTGCCGGTGTTGAACTCGATACCACCGGACGGGTAGTTCGTGCCGCCGGTGATCGCGCCCGCGGCGTAGACGCCACCAAGGACCAAGTCGGCCGTGTTGGTGTCGTTGGCCAGCGCCGGCAGTTTCCAGGCGCTGAGCGTGAGCGCCGGATTGGCGACCGCCGTCGGCGCGAGGTACGGTGCCCAGAATTCGAACTGGAGCGTGGGCACGCCGTTGACCAGCAGCGAGCCGGTGAGGCTGCCCATCGCACCAATCAGCTTGTGCTCGAGGCCATCGGCGTAGGCGTAGATCGTGAGCGTCTTCAGGCCGGTGGAGACCGGCGTGTAGTCGACCCGCTGGCTGGCGGTGACGGTCTCGGCGAATGCACAGCCCTGCAGCAGTGCGCCCCAGGCGGGCGCGGTGCCTGCGGTGCCGCTACCGGCCATCTCAACGCCGAAGGACACGCGCATCCAGGCGCTGCCCATGAACGAGCCGGAGCTGCCGAAGTAGCCGGTGCGGATCGTGCGCGGAACCGCCTGGGCATCGACCGGCTGCAGCGTGACTTCGCCCGCCGTGAGGATCGCGTTGGCGACACCGGTTGGGACGGCATCGGTGCCCGCGGTCGTCTCGACCTTGGCGAGCACTACCATGTTCTTGGTCTTGCGATCGAGCGCCATGCTCTACTCCTGGTCCTGCTGCGCCTCGGGCGCCGCGTCTTGGTCGGGTGCCGGCGACAGGGCGCCGGTATGCGGGTCTCGAGTCCACCGGCCGCCGGACGGCGGGATGGCGTCGAGGTCGACGGGGGCGTCGTCCATCAGGTCTTCCTCAAGGGGAATGCGGTGAGGTACTCGTCCTGCCACCAGAGGCAGCCGTTGACGAAGGTCACGAGCTCGCCGCCGGCGTAGATCACGAGATCGCTGCAGCCGGTGGGCATCCATCCGATGAGCGCCGCGGCGACTTCCTCGCGCAGCGCGGTCAGGTCAGAGCTGGCGGCCGAGCCGCGCGCGTCGGAGACGTTGCGCACGGCCATGACGACGCCGAACTGCGACTCCACCTCCTGGTGGACGGCGCCGGATGCGAAGCGGTTTGGCCCCGCGCGCTCGTTGAGCGGCAGGACGTAGACGGCGGGGGTGTCGGGTAGCTGGTCGATGACGGCGGCGAACTGCGCAGCATCCCCGACCACTCGGAACGAGGGGCAGGAATCGCGCAGCCTTTCGGCCACCTCGGCAAGCATCAGCATGCCGGCGATGCTGCCCGCCGCTCCGCGGGCGTCATAGGGTGACAGCGTCTAACGCGCCTCACCCAGGATGTGCTGGCGCAGGCGCTCGACCACCAGGGCGCGGTCGTCGGCGCTCATGCCGATGAAGGGGCGCGCGGGGATGTTCACGCCGCGCCCGGCCTTGCCGCCGAACTGGTGGATGGGCGCGTACACCACGTTCGTGCCGACCTCGGCATAGTCGCCGCCGTAGCGGCTGGTGATGCTGTTGCGCAGCCGGCCGGTGTCGAGCAGTGGCTGCATGTTGCCCAGGTAGGCCCGCGTGAAGGCGGCGGTGGTGCGCCTGCGGCTGCCGGTGTAGACGCGACCTCCTGCGGCGCGCTTGGCCCGCGCGAAGCGGGTGGCGACCGACAGCGGCAGCCACGGCTTCCCGCTCGGATCGCGTCCGTCCTGAAAGCGCAGGCGGGTGCTCGATTCAAGGTCTTGCGCGATCACCTGCATCAGCGGGCGCAGCTTCGCGCCGGTCTCGCGCAGGCGGGCCAGCGCCTGCTGAGCCTGCTCGAGACCCTCGATGCGCGCATTGATTCTCACGGCACGATCCCAGTGCGCTCGAAGCTCGGCGCGTAGGCGGACCGGAAGCTGTCGCCGTAGTCGAGAGTGCGCACGCTCGCGGCGACCGGCGAGGTGGCGGCGGCAACCTCCTCGCTGGCCTGCGTGATGATGGCTCCATCGTCGGCGAGCAGCACCGCCCGTCCGGCGCCCACTGCATCTAGCCAGCGCACCGCGGACGCGTGGCGCTCGCCTACGGTCTCGGGGATGTTGTGGCGGTACAGGCGCCAGCGCGCGAGGTCGCAGCAGGCGGCCACGATGAGCGCAGGGACCACGCCCAGGGGCGTAGCGTAGCGTGCGCCGATGCGCGAATCGACCTCGCGCGACGCGGCCTCCAAGGCGGCGGCGGCCACGGTCTCGTCAATCACGCCGAACTGGCCGGTCTCGCGCTGCGTGATCTGGGCGACTTCCTGAACGCCGAACGCGGCGCTCAGGTCGTCGATGGTTGCGTAAGGCATCCGGTCCTCCATGTGCAGACGCCCGCGCAGTGGCGGGCGTCGTGCGAGTCATGCGCCCAGCAGGCGCGGGCGATCAGTTCGAGGTGGTCAGCTTCACCAGCACGCCAGGCCGCTTGCACATCGGCAACGGATTCATCTGCGTGTGGATGTCGTAACCGCGATCGAACTTCGAGGGGTCGACCTTGGCGTAGTAGAGCTGGCCGAGGCTGTTGATCGACTCGTTGAAATCGGCCGGACCCACGAAGGTGGAGAAGGTGTTCATCGTGCCGACCGGGAAGGCATGGCCCTCGCCCGAGGCGATGAAGCGCACCGCGGAGCCGGCCGAGCCGGTGGCCGTGGCGCGGTACTCGCGGAACGTGATGCCGCCGAACGTGAAGCCCTTGCGCACGTCGCCGCCCATGCGCTGCGCGGCCTCCTGGTAGTTCTGGTAGGCGGCAGTGACCTTCGCGTGCTTGATCAGCTTGTCGAAGAATTCCGCGCTCACCAGCGCCTCCACGCCACCCGAGACCTCGCCCTTCAGGTTGTCTTCGATGTGGCGGACCACCTCATAGCACTTGTCGCGGATCTCGGTGCCGGCGGTGCCGAGCACGAAGTCCACCGACTTCTGGCTGATGCCGAACTCGGTGTAGAGGTTGGCGATCACGGTCGAGCCGTCGGCGTCAAGGATGATGCCCTTGAGCGCGCCCATGCGCAGGTGCTCGAGCGTGATGTCGTGCTTGCCGCGCGCGGTGGTGAGCTTCTGCGTGAGCAGCTGCGCCATGTTCATCAGCTCGTTGCCACCGAGGCCGCGCACGTTCTGGATTTCCAGCGGGTTGGCGTGCTCGTTGTGCTCGACCTTCGGGATCGTGAACGTGCGCACCACGCGCTTGCCGGTCTGGCCGACCGAACCGGGGCCGCCGGACAGGTTGGTGGGCAGCAGCGACAGCGAACCATTGACCTCCTCGATGGCGATCGAGTTGGTCGGCACACCGGAGAGCGGCATCAGGTTCATCTGCCCCAGCAAGCCGTAGCTGTTGGGGATCAGGTTGACCGATGCAGCGATCTCGGTCTGCGAGAAGACGGAAAACGGGGTGATCATGATCGAGTCCTCTCGGTCAGACGGTGGTGCGGGCGACGATGCCCAGCGTGGCGAGCTTGGCCAGCGCCGCGGTCTTGTTCGGCGCGGAGATCCCGCTCTTGAAGGTCAGCTTCTCCACCGCGACGACCGCCGGGCCGCGCAGCAGGACCACCGCCTTGGCGTCCGCGGCACTAGCGTTGCAGTCGAACAGAAGCACACCGGCCGCGACCTCCGCGCCGGCGGTGCCGCCGGTGGCAGCGTTGTCGTGGATCATGTACTTGCCGCCCGTGGTGATCTGCCCCAGAACGGTGCCAGCGACGAGGTTCTGGCCGCTGACGATGGTGACTTCCTCGCGGTTGAATTCCGGCGCGAACTCGCGCTTGAGGACGTCGCCGATGCGAGTCGGTTCGGTGAAAGTGGTCATGCTGCGTGCTCCAGGTTGATCAGTTCAGGCCGTGGGCGGACTTGACCGCCGACAGCAACGCGGAGCCGCCGCCGGCCGGCGCCTGGGTGCCGCCTGCCGCCTGCTGGCGCAGGTGTTCCGGCAGCGCAGGGCGGGCCTTGAGCTGCGCCGAAATGGCGGTGAAGGTCGCCGCGGGCAGTTCCATGTAGGGCGCTGCAGCTTCTTCGGTGAACGACTGGCCGATCTCGGCGAACAGCGACTTGATCTCGGTCGAACGAGCGTCGCGGCGCGCCTGGTCGGCGGCAGCGGTCAGCTCGACGATCTTCGCGTCGCGGGCGTCAAGGTCGGTCTTGGCGCGGTCGCGGGCTGCGGTGAGCTCGGCGACCTGCGCGGTCAGTGCGGCGACCTGCGCCTGCAGTTGTTCGATGGTCATGGATGGATCTCCGGGGTGGTTGGTGGCGCCACGCGCCGAGAAGAAGGCGGCGTTGGTCTCTGCGTCCGAGCCGAGCGCCACCACGGATACTTCGCGCACCGTGCCGCCGCGCAGGACCGTGATCGGGCCCTTGAACTCGCGGCCATTGACGGTGACGCTGTTGCCAGGCGAGACGTCCTCGAAGTTCATCCCGAAGACGCCGACCGAGAGCTGCCAGCGATGGCCGCGCTTGGCCTTGGCGGCGATCGAGCGCGCGGTGTCGTCGATGTCGGAGTACAGGTCTCCGGAGATGCTCAGCTCGGCGCCGCTGTTGGCCCCGGTGTTGAGCATGCCGATCACCTCGTCCCGGTCGTGCCCGGAAAGCAATGGCGCAGGCAGCGCAACCTTGGTCGACGCGAGGTCGATGACCGCCATTCCGCTCATCACCGCGCCGCCCGAGTAGGCGACGCCGCTGATGCGAGAGGGCAGCGCGTCGCCAGCGGCAGCGTCGAACGCGGCATCGCAGGTCAGAACGAAAGGCTTGGCGTGCATGCCCGCGATGGTCTGCGCGCAGCGGACAGGCGCATAGAGTGACAGCGTCTAACGCGCGATGTCCGCCGGCACGGCGGCGGCGAGCCGCGGATGCGACTTCTGTAGGGCCCGCTGCACCGACTGGCGCACGCCCTCGCCGATGCCGGCGGCCTTGTCATAGGCCCAGCCGTCGTCTGGCTGCACGTTGGGCGCGGGCAGCCCCTGGTAGCCGCGGTCGCGCGCCTGCTGCTCGGTGAGGGACGTGAGTGTGCACCGGCAGTTGTGCGCGATAATCCCTCCTGCGAACATCGCACCGGTCCGCGTCTCGAAATCGTAGACCGGCCCCTCATACCAGAAGGCCCGCACCGAATGGACAAGCGCAACCTGCCCCGCTGGAACCCGCCCGACCCCTCCGCCGTTCTCGCCGCGTTCGACGCCGGAGAATCCGTCAAGGCGCTCGCCGCGCGTATCGGAGCGAGCCGCCCAACGCTGACCCGCTGGCTCGGGATCCACGGCCGTCATCGCTCCAGATCGGAGGCCGAGCGACTCAAGTGGGCAGAAATCAAGCGCGACCCGGCCGCCGTCAAGCGTCAGCTCGGCGCCGCATGGCGCGTCGCGCGCGCCTCGGATGATGAGATCGAGCGCATCGTTCTGGCCAGATACAGCGCAGAACTGTGCATCAGCAAGCGCCGCCTTGCTGAGGAGCTTAGGTGCTCGACCAGCAACATCGATCGTCTGCTGCGAAAGCACGGCATTCGCCGCGACCGCACCTACCTCCGAGCGGCTATCGGGAAGGAGCGAAGCCGGCGCGGGAACTCGATCAGCCCCTGGGAATTGCCGCTGCTTGACGCGCTGCGCTCCAGCGGCCTGGTAGCCGTGCATCAGTACGCCATCGGCACCAGCAACGTCGACATCGCCCTGCCGGAGGCTCGCATCGCCGTGGAAGTCGAACGCAGACATTGGAACGCAGCCAAGAGCCTGCGCCGCGAGCGCGTCGAACAAATCCTCGGCGCGGGCTGGCGGATTGTCGTTGTCTACCACCCCAGGAACCGCAAGCCACTCGCCGCTACTCGGATCGCAGAGCACCTCGCCGCCCTCGCGCAGCGTCTTGATCTCGACCCATCCGTGCGGGGCCAATACCGGGTGATTCGCGGTAGCGGAGAGCCGGTGCCCGTCGGCCGTTACGACCTCCACGGCTTCGCCGCGATAGTGTGACCGCAGGCCGACCCTGGCGTCGGCACGAATCGGCGTTCCAGGTAGGAAGCACCGGTAGCCGAGCGGGGGTCTGTGTGTCGACCAGATCGCGTCATCGGCCGGCGCGATGTGGTTGTCCATCGCGCGGTGCGTCGGGCGCGTGCGGCTGTCGTTGATCGCGTCGTACATGAGGTAGGGCCGCTGGGCCTGCACCTCGTGCTGGCGCTCATAGACCCCGCGCATGTAGGCGCCCTGCATGTTGGTGCGGAAGATGTTGTCGAGCCGGTGGCGCGGCAGCGTGAGCGCGATCTCGTCGGCCTCGACGCGCCGGCGCCAGGTGGAGAAGGTCTCGCCGGAGGCGGCCGCCTCGGTGAGCGAGTCCAGTACCGCCTGCAGCTGATCGAGTGCGGCGACACCGGCCACCGAGAACGAGAGCTGCCGGTACTCGCCCGGCAGCGCGCTGTAGATATCCGGAGGCACGATGCCGCGCTCGCGCATCCAGCGGATCGCCTCGCGCGGTGGCAGGCGGATGAGCTCCTGCGGGGTCATCGCCGGCCCACCACCCGCACCCGGAACGACCGCGCGTAGGTGCGCCCGGAGCTCGTCTCGATCACGTTGTCCACGTCGTAGATCTGTCCGGCCGTGCCGCCGCTCAGCCACTGCGTTACGATCGAGCCGCTCGCCCCGGCTATGCCTTCGGTCAGTCCAGCGCCTACCGTCCATGCGCTCGCTTCGATAGTCTCGCCGTCGGCGAGCAAGTCGGCGTAGTCGATGCCGTAGTCGAGCGACTCGCTTGCGCCCTTCTCGATGACGGACAGCCCGTTGACGATGGTGTAGGTCGTGGCGCTCATCGTGCCCTCAGGATTCGGTTCTCGGCGCGCGTGCGCACGATGCGATAGGACGGAGGTGGAGCGAGCAGGGCAATTCCACCCAGCGCCCCACTAGCCTGCGCCCCCACCACCGCATCCGCCCGCATCACGATCTGCGTAGTGAGGTCGGCACCGGCCACGGCCGCCGCCACCGCATCGGCCGACAGCTCCAGCGCAACCACCAGGTCGCCGGAGACCGCGACGACAGCCACGGCGGCACCGGCGAGACTCACGGTCGTGTGTACGGCGCCCGCGGCGATCACCGACACCTGCGCGCCGCCGAGCAGCGGGATCGCCGTCGTGAGCGCGCCGGCAGCCGTGGCGCCGGCAGTCGCATCACCTGCGAGCCCGTTCGGAGCGGTCGTCAGCGCCGCGGAGGCCAGCACGGAGGCCACGGCCGCACCCTGCAGCACGATCAGCGTCGTGATGTCGCCGGTCGCTCCGGCAGCGGCCAGTGCCGCCCCGTCCAGCCGAATCTGCGCGGTCAGCTCCCCCGAGGCCAGCGTGGCCGTGACGGCCGCGCCCTGCAGAGAGATCGCGCCAGACAGCTCGCCGACCGCCTGCCCGCCGGCCACGGCAGCGGCTGCGAGCCGGATCTGGGTCGTGAGCGTGCCGGCGGCCAGCGTGGCCGATGCCGCAGAGCCTGCGAGATTGATCGCGGTCGACAGGCTGCCGGTAGCCGAGGCCGAGACCAGGGCGGCGGCGGCGATGCGAATCTCGGTCGAGAGGGTGCCGGCGGCGCTGCCTGAGCCCGTCGCGCCGCCCTCGAGGGCGGCGGGCGCGAACGCTTCCGCAGCGTCCAGCGCTTGCAACGTCTCGAGCCACGCGCGGCCGACAAACTCTGCCTCGGCCTGGCTCGATTCACCGAGGGCCTGCAATTCGACCGGGAGAGAGATGGCTGCGCCCAGCTTCGCGAAGCCCCACCACATGTCGGTGGTCGTATCCGTCAGGACCACCTGATTGAACACACCCCCGACCTTGCTCGCGGCCAGGTCCATGAAGGCCTGCATGATCGGCCGCCGCGTGCCCGCTTGATCGTCTGGCGGCATCACGTAGACGGTGCGGCGCGCCGCAGTGTTGCAATTGCCGTGCCACGAGAACAGCACCTGGGCCGAGCCCGCATCCGCCTCGACCGCTGCTCGCAGGTCGGTGATCTCCTGGAGCGTGCTCAGGCCGGTGAGCCGAAAATCCCGATTCGGGTCCTTCGTACTTCGGAAGTTTCGCCTCGCATCGCCGCCCTTCCAGCCGTTCGGCGTCAGCCCGAAGTACAGGTACACATCCCAGTTCGCGCGCCACGCGGCCGCCTCCGGCGACGCGTCGCTGAGCATCCACTGCACTGCCGCGACGAATCCGACCCACGCATGCGCCTCGCCAGCAGCGTGAATGCCTGCCAGCATCACGAGCTTGCGTTTCGGGTGGCCGTCAGTCGTTACACCACCCCACTGGAGCCGAATCGCGTACTGCTCGTTCCCGCCAATCGCCCGGCCGAGATCGTCCGTCTCAGCCGGACTCGTCGCGTAGACACCGGCCGCATTCGCTGCTGCGCCGGGTGAGGCGACCGCCGCATGAGCCGTCAGCAGATGCGCTGCGAAGGCAGTGGCGTGCGCCAGTTGACCCAGCGGATGGCTCGCGACGTAGACAGTACCAGCGGGCAGCGGATCGTCGAAACTCCAAGTGATCCACGTGGCATCGATTGTCCGGGCGCTTGCCTTCGTCCACGTGATGAAATCGGTGGTGTAGACAGGAGCCCAAGCCGAGGTGAACCCCGACGAGCCGAACTTGTGCCCGGCCGCCCCCCACCGGAACACCGGCGTCTTCCCTTCGACGCCCTCGACCGCGAACAGAAAGTGCCTCCATCCTCCGTCGCCCTGGGCCGCGACTCTGTGCGATAGTTGCACCGTCGGGGTCTGCGCATCCGCATCCGTGACAACCACAGCGGATGGATCGCCGTTCCCCGCGTCGAGATCCGTGATGACGACGGTCGTCTGCTCGGCCAGCGTGCCGGTAGCATGCACGGAGGCCGATGCATCGCCGGAGAGATCTGCGGGCGTATTCGCCAGACCCGCCGAGGCGGACACTGTCGCGGTCGCGTCACCTTCGAGCTCGACCCCGCCGCCGCCGAGATCCGTGTTCGGCGGGAGCGCGCCGGCAACGAAAACGGTGCGCGCCGTCGGCGTGAGCGCGTGCGGACCGTAGTCCTGGCCGTTTGCCCAGCAGAGGATGAGGCCAACCGGGACTGAGAGCGGCCCCTCGGCCTGCGCTACCAGCAGCTCAGACAGCGTCAGCACCCGGTTCCACCAGGCAATGTACGCGACGGCGCCGACGAACGCGCGCCCCCGGTTGTGCCGATTGAGAAGCGTCAGCACGCCGCCGGCGTTGCTGTTGATCGACCCGGAGCCGCTGTACGAGCCGTACTTCGGCGACACCTTGAGATCGCCGAGGCCTTCGTACAGCGTGACCCCTGAGTCCGAAAGTCCGCCGTCCCAGGTCGCTGCAGCGTGCTGCCAGTCTCCGTAGACGAGCGATCCAGCGCGCGCATCCGCACCGGGGTTGAGATTGCTCCCGCTTGACGACGAGCCGAAAGTCCATCGCTTCGTCGTCGACCCGTCCTGAGCGATCATCCTCGGCGACCACGACGTGCCCGCCGTCGTCGCCTTGGAGATCAGGTACCCCAGCCCGCCTTCTCCTGCCGCGGTCGGCCGCGCGTAGACGAGGACGGTCTGAGCGCCGATGTCTCGAACAGCGGCCGGGTCGCCGAAGTCAATGTAGCTTCCAGCGGCCGATTGCTCGGTCGCGGTGATCGTCGGCATGACCCGCGGCCCCGGTGCTTGTGCGTTCTTACTGGAACGTGACGGTCAGGCTGCCGGCGGAGAAGCTCGGCAAGGCGTCCCCGAGGTTGATCGTCTTGGGCGTCGTCAGCGCCTGGCAGATCAGCAGGTTGCCCGCGGTGGAGGCGTCATAGATCCCGAAGTGCGAGACGGTGCCCCAGGCGGTCGTGGTCGCCGATCCGATGGAGATCGTCGCGTTGTTGCTGGTGACCCCGCCCGTGCCGCTGGAGGCGGTCGTGCTGCCCGCTGACTGCGTTCCTGCCCAGTTGGCCAGCGACGACGTGACCGATGCCCGGGCGTACCCGGTGCCGCTGGTCGACACCTCCGTGACCGTGCCAGCATCGCAGGCGCTCGCCGCGGTGAACAGCGCCACGTAGAGGGTCGCGGGCGCCGTGAACGTCTGGCCACGGAACACGTGGTCGACGAGCTTGTTCTCCAGGTAGTCGGAGAGCGCCTGCGCCTGCACCGCGAACGGCGCAAGCAGCGAGGCGGCTGCCAGCGCGAGGCTGGCGAGGGTGAGGCGGAGGTGTTTCATGGTTGGCTCCGTTGGGTGGTCAGGTCAGGTCAGCAGGGGCGCCTTCGCGCTCTTGCACGTAGCCGAGGACGTCGGCGGCCATGAAGGCCCGCGCGAGCGCCTCGTCAAACGCTCGGCCGGCCGCCTGCGGCATCAGCGCGGCGAGTCGGTCAATGAGGTCTTCTTCGCTGGTGGCAGCGAGCACCGCGCGCCGGATCAGCGCAGGGTCGATTGGTTGGGCGTCGGCCGGCGCGGCATCGACGAGCGCCTCCAGTTGCTCCTGGCGCGCCGTGAAGCGCGGGGCGGACATCAGAAGGGACGCCTGGGTGCGAGGGGGAGGTGACGCGACAGGCGCGCGCATTCCGGCGTTCGGCACCGTCAGGTCGCCGGGCTCGTAGTCATAGGCCCGCAGCAGGTAGGGCTCGGAGAGCTGCACCGCGCCGGCCTGCACCAGCTTGGCGTCTCGCTCGGCGCGTTCGAGCTGCAGACCCGCGCCGTCGGACATGGCGAATCGCGGCGGCTTGCCGGGGAATCGGTTGAGCGCCCACAGGGCGTCCACCACGCGCTGGCCGCTTGCGGACAGCATGCGCACGTCGGCGTTGCGCCGGTCCTCGCGCACCTGGTTGTGCACCTTGGCCGCGGCGTAGCTGCCGGAGCTGCCGACGTCGGTGGTGAGCGTCTGCCCGAGGATGACTTTCTGCACCCGACGGGCGAGCGCGGCCTCGGCGCGCTCGAACTCGCCAGCCGCCCCCTGGGTGACGGCCTCGACTTCCTCGTTCGGCCCGACGGCGATCGCCATCGACACGCCCATCTGCACCAGGGCGTCGGCCAGGGCCTTCGGGTTGTTCGCCTTGCCCAGCACGATCGGCGTGCCGAAGCGCTCCAGGAACTCCAGCCAGTAGCGCCAGGCGTTGCGCCGGAAGTGCCAGGGCCAGTACAGGCGCGAGAGCAGCGCCTCGCCGTAGGGGTTACGCCAGGTTGCATGGCGGCGGGTCATGAACCACTTGAAGTCGGTGTCGCCCTCTACCTCATAGCCGCCCGGTGGCGTGACCAGCAGCCCGCCGTCGCGCCGAACCTTGAACCACTCCAGCGGCCGCTCGGACAGGTCGGCGATCCCGACGCGCCCGCCGGGCAACTCCTGGTAGACCGCTTCCAGGACCGAGAACCCGTATGGCACGGCGGACCACATGCCTTCGAGCATCGGCCCGGTGACGGCCTGCAGCTGCTCGGCGACGAACTTCGCGCCGGCGCTGTCGCCCGGGTCGAGCCGCCACGGGACCGAGATTGCGGCATCGCGCCGGGTGTCCAGCGCCGCGCTGATCTCGTCGTCGTACTCGAGCTCGCGCAGCTGGTAGCGCTGGATGCCGGCCCGCTGCAGGACCAGGTCGGGGTCGGCCAGGTTGGTGATGGCCGACATGAGCACCGTGCTCGCGGCGCTGTCGCGGTACAGCCCGACGGGCGACGACGAGCGCTGCGCTCGGTCAGGCGGTGCAGCGGCGAATTCGGCGGCGGGCTCGCGGCGAGCGACCGCCGCGCGGGTCTTGACGTGGCGCGGTTTCACGCGCGCACCGTAGCCCGGAGGCAGTGCGCGCCATAGGGCGACAGCGTCTAACGGCGGCGCCGCGCGGCCCCATACTCCGCGTGCGCCGACGCAACCCCGGACCACGCGATGGCGAGGCTCATCACGCCGTCGTCGTGGCCGCCCTTCGGCGCCCCGTACTTGATCGCGCCGGAAGGCGTGCGCTCCTGGTCGAATGCCATCAGCTCGTCGATCAGCCACTGCACCGGCGGGATGGCGATCTCACCGCGCTCGAATGCCAGCGCCAGAGACTCGATCGCTTCGGCCTTGCTGGCGCTCGAAGTGTGGAACGCGCGCACCGGTAGGCCCGTGCGCTGCAACTGCTCGATCAGTGGGCCGCCCATGCTGTTGGACTCGGCGAGGATCGGAGCCGACGGGAAGCGCGCCGCCAGTGTCTGCAATCGGCCTGCTTGGGTGGCGTAGTCGATCTGGGTGAACCGATCGACGCTCACCACGCGCCGGTGCGTGGCGTCCAGTGCGGTCAGCACCGTGAAGTCGTTGTGGCGGCCCCAGTCCACGCCGATGACATAGGCGCGGCCGTCCTGCTCGTCGCGCGCCGCGAACGGGTCGGGCGAGAGCGTCGCGTCCACCGCATCCGTCACGCGCCTAAACACGCCGGCCCCATCCTCCAGGAACTGCGCCAGGTACTCCTGGGCGAAGATTCGCTCCGGCAGCGTCAGGCGCGCCTGCTCGATCTCGGCCGCGTCGATGTGCGGGTTGGCGCTCGTTGGCGCATGGTGCGCAGCCCAGTCTCCGAAGCGCGTCTGATCTTCGGCTCGGCGGTGCAGCTCATGGAAGAAGTTGCGCCCCTTCGGCGTGGAGAAGAACCACGCGCCGCCCTTGTTGTCGGTGAGCGTCGGGCGGATCGCGGCGTCCCAGGCCAGCTGCAGGTGGCGCGCCATCGCGGCCTCGTCGACGATCACCAAGCCGTACTTTCGGCCCCGCCCGCCATCCGGGTCTTCGAGCGTCCAGAAGTCCAGCGCCGCGCCTGTGGTGAGCTCCAGGCGTCGCTGCTGTACGTCGCTGCGCTCGATCAATCCCTGCCCGCCAAGCGCAGCCTTCGAGGTGCGCCACGCTTCGTCGAGCAGCTTGTAGTTCGGCGCGAACCAGCCGACGTCGTACCCCTGCAGCAGCCCTTTCAGATGCCCTGGCCAGCCCATCGCAGCAATGGCGATGCCCATCGCGGTCTTCCCGAAGCGCCGCCCGCAGGCGACCGCGTTGAAGCGCCGGGCGCGCGCGATGATGGCGAGCTGTCCAGCGTGGAAACTCACTCCGGAGACTGCGGCTTGCGGAAGATGTCGTCGAAGAACTGCTGCGGGCTGAACCCGCCCAGCGGGTTCTGCTGGGCGTTGTCGCGCTCATAAGCCCCCAAGTACCGCATCAGCTTCTCCATCGCCGCATCGCGCGAGTGCATGATGATCTCGATCCCGTACTTGGTCTGCTTGGCCCCGGCGTAGAGCGCCGCGGCCTCGGGGCTGAGGTTGCGCGTGTCGGACAGCACGGTGCGCTGGATGCCCTCCCCTGCACAGGTGCCGCATTCCTGGTTCGGCGGGCGCGCGGGGCTACCCTCCTCGTCGTGGCAGTCCGGGCAGCAGCCGACCTTGACCTGGACCAGCTCGCGCGGGTCGGCCCGCAGGATCAGCGCGAGCTTGCGGACGACTTCGTTGACGTCGACTTGGGCGGCTTCGGCGGCGGCGGCGAGCAGGTCTGCCACCCTTGCCCGCACCTTCGTGTCTGCGGCGAGCGCAGATGACGTCTGCCAGACGGATTCGTGCTTCCATTTTATCGCCGCCGGGTACGCGCGCCGGTATGCGTCGGCCTGCGTCATCCCAGCCGCCAAGCCCGCCGCGAACGCCTCCTGCTGTGGGGTCAGCCCGTGCGCGTTCTTCGTGGTCCGTTTAGCCATTGCCAGCCCTCGTCACCCGCACCACCTTGAGAATCCGCTGCACCGAACGCACGGCGAGCCCCTCGCGGCGCGCGATCTGCGCGACCGTCATGCCTCCGTCCGCCAGTTTGCGCACGGCCTCCCGGCGCACCTTGTGATGCTGCGCAGTGCCATTGGGCACGTACACCGTGTCCCCGCCGATCGTGGCCGTCAGCCGATCCAGGTCCGCCTGCTCGAGCAACTCGGCCAGGGTGCTGTGCATCGGCCCTCGGCCCGCAGCCCTCGGGATGCGGATCGTCTCGCCTCCGAACCGGTCGGCGAGCCGGCGCAGGCCGTCCTCGCTCAGCGCCTCACGCAAGGTGACGGTGACGACGGTTGGCCGCATCACAGCCCCTCCAGTCGGCGGCGCGGCCGCTCGCGGCGATCCTGGCGCACGATCAACCGCCGCGCACCGGCGATGGCCACGCAGACGACACCCAACACGATCAGCAGTTCCATTACGCCATCCTAGACCTCGAACCACTTCCGCACAGCGGATGCCGGCGGCGATCTCCACTCACGCCGACGCGATTTGCGCGCCTCGTGAACGATCCGGAATTCGGCCTCGGTCGCGGCACGGTACACGGCCGGCCTTCCTGGCTCGCGGATCACGCGGCCCTGGCGGATGCCGGTATCGAGCGCGTTGCGGACCTCAGCGTCCGGTGCCCCGACGATATCGGCCAGTTCTCGGTGCGTGCGAGGCATGAGCGCGATCAGGCGGGCGATCAGCGTGCCGGCGGGGAAGTCGCCGAGTCGGCCCGACCTGGTGCTGTACGGGTCGAAGCTCATGCGAACCGCTCCCATCCGTGCCATCCGATCAGCGCAGCCTCGGCCCGCCCGTCGTCCTTCTTGCGCCGCCACAGGTCCGACAGGTCCGGCCATCGCATCGTTGCCCTGGCGATGCTCGACGCCTTGTCCGCACCTACGCCGGCAGCCTTCTTCCACGCCTGCGGGGTGACGAACTCGACCGGGCATCCGAGCGCGAGGAACACGGCTTCTACGGTGCCGGCCGAGTGCCCGAGGCTGAACGTGCTGGCCGATCCCTGCTTCGGCATCGCAGCGACTCGCTCGATCACTGCCAGCTCGTGATCCGGACCGAACTCCGCGCGCCACTCGCGCACGATTGCCGCGATGCCGGCGGCATCCGCCTTGCGCCGAACTGTGCCGCCGCCGACTTCGAGCGTGGGCATGTCGCGCACATAACGCAGCCGGCCGTGCGCGAACACGCTTAGAGCGCCGGTCAGTCCAGGGTCAACACCGAAAACTATCAAGCCTGCCTCCATCCATTGCCATCCGGCCCGCACGGCGAGTCCCACGCCCGCGCAATCGAGACGGCGACGTAGCCCCACGGCCGATTGCCGACGACGCGCGGCGATGTGCAGCAGCCGGTGAAGAACGGGCCGTCGCCGTTCGCGGCTTTCTGCCCGGGCGGCAGGTAGCGGATGCAGTCCTTGCACTCCCTAGCCATCGCTGCCGGCCTCGCGCTCGTAGTCGGCGCAGCGAGTGCGCGCGTCCCGGTTGTGCCGGTGGCACCAGATGCGCCCTCGGTCGTCATGCCAGTGGCACCAGCGGCAGGTGAGGCAGTCGGTCATGCCGCCTCCTTCGGTGCGCCATTCGCGCGGTTTGCCATGTCGAGGGCTGCCATCGACACTTGCTCACCGGCCGCGTGGCGCGCGAGAATCTTGTCCGCCCATGCCCGACTAGGCCCGCGCCGTTTGAACGCGGCAGCGGCCTCGCTGATAGCCCTGGCGGCGACTTCCGGCGTGGCTTGCGGCAGCGGCAGTGCGACAGCCGGTGCATGCGCCCTGCGCTCGATGGCGCTGCGCTGGCAGGCGGCGACGAACTCCGGCAACGTCGGCGGCCATTCGCGGCCGGAGTCAATGCACGACTGCAGCGCATGGCGCAGCGTTTCAGCCTCGAAGCGCCCGAGCTGGTTGGCCCACATCGCTTTCACGGCATCGTGAGAATCGGCCGGGAACATCGCGCCGATCTTCTGCGCGCCCCATGCGGCAGCGAAGCGGGCAAACAGCGTTTCAATCCACGAAAGCGGCAGGCTAGACATCGATCACCTCGGCGCGATTGCGGGTCATGCCGGCCAGGGCTAGGCCGGCTTCTGCGGCAGCGGAAATGCTTTTGCCCGGAGGGGATGCGCCGGCAGCCCGAGCCGACGCTTCATCGCCGTAGCCGGCTCGCACGAACCACGGAAGCGCCTGCGCAGCCTTGCGAGCGTCCGCGACCCATTCCGCGTTAAATCCTTGCCATCCTCGTTCGCAGCACATGGCGAGCACCTCCGCCAACGTCATCCCGGCTTTCAACGCCTCGCGCTCGATCCCGGCGAGTGCTGTAGCCGTCAGCGGCGACTTCTTCGCCCGCCTGATCGCCAGGAAATCCGACCACACTCGTTCCGTCACGTCATCAGGCCGAATGGCCAGCGCGGAGCGCGTATTCTTTTCTTTTGGTGTTGGTGTTGGTGTTGGTGTTGGTGTTGGTGTTGGTATAGCCGTTGCTGGTGCGTTGCAGGTTTCGACCTGTTCGCGTTGCAGGTCCGTTGCAGGTTCTTCCTTGCAAAGACGCTCCAGCTCCTTCGTGCTGGTGTCCCAGGCCGGGACGACGCCCTTCGCGCGCAGGGCATCGAACATCCGCTTGCGACGCTCCCGGTGGCGGCGCATGCGCTCGCGCTCGTGGTCGTCGCGCTCCTCGCTCTGCGCCTGCTTCGTCTTCATCGCTGCGATCTCGGCGTCGCAGCGGCGCTGGTGCCAGCCGTCGTCCTCGGGAACGAAGAACTCGTCGAGTACTGCCTGGATCGCCGCGCCGCTTTCCCGCATCCGGATCAGGCGCGCGATAGCCGTGACGTCCAGCGGCAGCGGCCCCTCGCGCAGATAGTAGGCGTCCATCATCCGGCGGTACGCGATGTCCTCCTCCCAGGACAGATGGGAGGTGTGGGCCACGTAGTCGCCGATGT